GTTCGGTATGAGCCGCGATGCAGTCGAAAAGCTTTGTTCCCGGATGGGTATGGGGCGTAAAACCGGCGGGCGCTGGCTGGCCGATGCGACAGCGATACGCTTCTATCTGAAAAAACGATGAAACCGGACAAACCGGACACCTGCATCCGGTTTCGGGGCGCATGCTCTGCCTAATCAAGTATGGAGCTGCGACCATGTTCATTTCCGATTTTGCCGCGCTGCTGAAAGCCAAGGCCGCAAGCCGAGGCGACGACACACAATTCATCCGGGAAGCCGGCCTGCCCGGCCAGCCCTACGCCCTGCAGACGATCAGCAAGCTCGCGGTTCCTTCGACTCCCCTGTCTGAGCTCGGCGATTATCGCGCCTTGGTTGCCGAGTGGGCGCAAAGCCTGTCAGCCGAAAGCGTCTTTTTCCGGCTTTATGATGGCTTGGGCAAGAGGATGGGATTTTACATCCCCGTCAACGCTCTAACGCTCGATATCAGCGGATATCTGAAGGGCGAGGGCCTGCCAATCCCTGTTAGCCTGCTGCAGCTTTCCCGGCGCTTCCTCAGCCCACAAAGGGCAGCGGCGCTTATCGTCACCAGTGACGAATTTGCACAGGCGCGGGAACCATCCGTTGCGGCGGGCATCGAAGCGGAATTGCGCACGGCGCTGGTGCGAGCCGTCGACGGCATTTTTCTGGCCGGGCTTGTGGACTCAGCGACCCCGGTTTTCGCCGCGACCGGCACCAGCCCGCAACACGCCCTGGCCGATCTGCGCACGCTGCTCAATGCGATCAACACAGTCGGCAACCCGGCCAGCGGTATGATGTTCGCCATGTCTGTGGGGACTGCCAATGCGCTGTCTGTACTCTCTACCGGCGGCGGGATGTTGTTTCCGGGCTTGAGTCCGACCGGCGGCGAATTGCTTGGCCTGCCAGCCATCGTTACCGACCGACTGACAGCGGGCGATTTGATGCTTCTGCGCGGCGCCGATATTGCGGTCGCATTTTCCGGCATCGAGATCGACACTTCCCGCCAAGCTTCGCTGCAGCTTGCCGACGATCCGGCAGGGACAGCGGCGACGATGGCCAGCCTGTGGCAGAACGGTGCGAGCGCAACGCGGGCGGTGGCCGGCTTCAATTATGACCGCCTGAAAGACAACGCGGCTGGCGTGCTGACCGGCTCAAACTCCTATGTCAGCGAGGCCAGCGCATGAGCGGCAAAGATAGCGAGGCCCTTCTGATGGCCGTCGGCAGCTTTGTTGCTGAACGCATCGACAAGGCTGTTTCCCCTATCGCGGCGCGGCTGGAGGCGCTTGAGACGCGCGGCAGCAGCATGGGCGAGGCCGAGAAACGCGACATGGCGAAGGGTACGGCGGAAGTCATTGCCGCCTGCATCGCCCGCGACATGGCGCCGATCATAGCCCGCCTGGACGCACTGGAAGCGGCTGCCGCCAAGGCGCGGAAGGCAGGCAAGCGATGACCCCGGAACAGATCGAACGCATCAGCGATACGCTGGTCGAGTGCATGAGCGGCCCTCTGGAAGCCTTTGCCAAGCGGCTTGAAAAGATGGAAGCCGCCAACGACACCGGCCCCCTACTGGATCTGATCGCCCGCCTTGAGGCACAGGTTCAAGCCTTGAGCGAAGCCATCAGCGCGCAGGGAGGGCCAAGCCGATGACCGAGGCAGATATCAACGTTTTGATGAAGGCAGTTGCGGACGTGATGCGGCCCTACGTCGCTGAGGCCATCGCCTCGGCAACCGCGCCCCTGAGCGAACGCATCGCGCGCCTTGAGGCACAGAACGAAACTCTGACGGCAATGATTGCCGCGAACAAAGGAGGTAAGGGCAAATGACCGATACCCTGAATGACATGCTGCCTACCGAGTCGGAAGTAGATCGCTGGATCGTCAGCGCGCGCGGCCTGTTCCTGCAGAAGGTCCAAGCCAAGGCGGATGAGGCAGACCTGAGCGAGGAAGGGCGCCTAGCCTACGTGGCGGCAGCGCTGGACAGCTTCGAGCGGGATTGCGTGCCTGACCTGCGGAAGAAGCTGCGCACCTGGACCGGGCAGGTACTGCACTAGGCCGGGGGGCTGACCGCACTGCCGCCCCCCCGCTGCAAGGGACCGGTGAGGGAATGCAACACGAGACGCCGCAGGTTTTGGCATAGGGGGGGGCGGGACCTTTTCTGAAAGGCTACCCCTTGGGGACCGGCGTGTGCGTTAATCTTTCTCGCGCAACGAAATCTAGCGCACCCCTTCGGGAGGATATTCGATGAGCAACGTTCGACTATTGCCGACCCCGGCCCCTTGTCTGGAAGAACCGGAATGGTCGCGCCTTATCCCTGATGCGAACCGCCGGCCAGCCGGCTCTAACCTGCGCTGGCGCGATCTGGCGTCGTCCTACTGGCATTCGCTGACGGTTGCCTTGGCCCCCTATGGGACCATCGGCACGGAGAACGGCCACGCGCTCATGCGTCTGGTTGTCGCCTATGTGCGCTTCGACCGGGCGACGGCGGAATTGCATCGCGGCGGCCTGATCACCAGCGCACCGAAAACGGGCACGGCAAAGGCGAATATCTGGCGGACGGAACAGCGCGCCGCAGCCGATACAGCCTTGGCACTGGAAGGTGAGCTTGGCATTTCACCGCGCCGGCGAGGATCTGCGAAGAAGGCCGGAAGGCCAGCACGCGGCAGCAGCAAGGCTGATGAATATTTGAACCCGGATAGGGGGGCCTGACGATGGAGCGGATGCGGATGGGGTTTTGAGTCAGGTTGACTCAAAACCTCAAGGCGGCCGACCTGGGACGAATGACAGGCCATGGGCGCCTGCCGATACATCCGGGGAAATCTACTTCGTCAAGTTAACAGGCGACCGCCACCATGGCGGCCATTTTGGGAGACTGATTATGCAAATTCAGAACCTGTCCAGCGTACGCCGCATGTGCGCGATGACCCGTGCGACGGTCGAGTCGGGGGAGCTGGATTCTATGAGTCCGCAGGCCCGAGCAGCTTATGTCCTGGGCGTGCTGGCTATGGCCGAGGACCTGGTGAATCAAGTAGAGCAAGCCGAGCGGCGTGCCGGCGAGGTCACACGACACCACGCGGTGGCGACGTCGATGGTCGAGAAGGGAACTGGCGGCGGCGCCCGCCGATGAGCCGGCAGATGAGGCTCTGCGAACCGAAGATGACCTAATCTGCACCGGCTGCCATAGTTGGTATGCCATTTGCCGCGACCAAGGCCAAGCGCCCGGCCGGCAGTGCAGCCAGCAGCGCCTCCGGTTCCATTGCCGACGAATTCCGCAAGGAAGGCGTGTATTTCGTGCCGGCCCGCAAGGCGGATCGCAAGACCGGCTGGGAGCGCATGAAAACGCTGTTGCAGGCCGCCGGCCAGCCCGACAAGCCTGGCCTGTATGTGTCCCGCCTTTGCGAATACTGGTGGCAGACGGTGCCGGTCCTGCCGCGTGATCCGAGAAAGCCCGACGATGTTGATAGCCGCAGCCCCGACCATGCGGCGGATGCAACCCGGTACGGCCTGATGGCTGAAAAGTGGCACCTTGAGGCCAAACCCATCGTCGGTTTCTGGTGAGGGGCGCGGAGGTTCAATCTGCGCAAGTTGCGCAGATTGAAAGCAAGAGGGCGGATGCGGATGGGGTTTCTGGTCAACTTGACCAGACACCTCAAGGCGGGCGACCAGAAGGTGGCCTCAGTGCCGCCGCCCGCGAGCTTGGCCTGGACCGTGATGCTGCCCGGCAGCCCGGCACTTCAGAAACTTCATGAATTGATGATTGAGCAAGTGGAAAGGAACGAAAGCAATGTCTAAACAAGCAGCACCCCTGGCGCTTGATCCGGGCGTGGTTCGCGCTCTTCAGCCGACCGGCCCGAACGCGAAGGCCGATCCTGCGCTGACGACTCTTGAGGGGGCATTTGCCGCTGCGCACGGTTCGCTTGATGCGGTGGCGCGACTTCATGGTGCGCTCGCGGATGATCCGACCCTGACGCCAGCCGCAAAGGGAGTACGGCTAGGGCGGGCTGCCCTAAAAGCTGGCGAGGCGGTCGCGCAGCGCCTGGATGATGGCGATCGGCGCCTTAGAGAGGTCATCGCGACGACCGAGGCCGA